TCACTATACACAGTTATAGACATTCCAGTAGGTGGAGTTTATATGAGAGATGGTAGACAGCAATTTACTGGCACATCTCCAATTGCAATAACAAACGTAACATCGGCTGAGGCTGCTGCAAATGCAAATGCATCAGTTAATACAAGTGCATCAAGCGCACGATTTTTAGAAGATATTGATTTTGGAACAGTGCATGGTGGACTTAATCAATTAGCCAATAGAATAAAAATGGCACCTAGTATTGATGATCAAAACAAAGGCGAATCAAACAAAGACCAAACTCAAACATACTTACAAAGTGCAAACTTAGCAAAACGTGAATATGATGCATTGAACTTTAACATGGAAATTAAAGGCGACCCGTTTTGGATGGGAACAATGACATGCAGTATTGAAGGAAGATTAGAAGTACCAAATTATAATGCAACAGATGCGTTAATATCATTTATACAATACAATCCTAACGCTAGTGACTTGTTAGAAAATCAACGCAGAGGACCAGTTGATCTAATATCATCTGGAGTATATAAATTAACAACAATTGAAAGTAAATTCCAAGGTGGACAATTTACACAAACATTAAATGGATTTAAAGATCTTACTACAAATACATCGTTGGTGTTAGGACAACTACAAAGGATATCAGGAGAATAAAATGGCAGATATGATAAAACATGACGGAACACGTGTTTCACGTGGAGCAAAAGCTAATACATCCCCAAGCCTTAATAATATTAATGGAATATATATTGGCGAAGTAATTAGCAACGAAGATAGTTTATACACAGGAAGAATTACTGTACGTATATCTGATTTCGGTTCAAAAGAAACAGACAGGATATGTGTATTATCAACTCCATTCGGAGGACATAATAAGATTTTAGACAGTGGCGAAGACGAAACAAACGAAGCTGTTGCTCCTGTAAGTTATGGCATGTGGCCACAGCCACCAGAGATTGGAACTAATGTTGTAGTAGCTTACACAGGAACACAGACTCAAGGAATTATATTAGGTAGCCTTATAGCTAAAGATAGAAATTCTATGATGGGCGGTAATGCAAGTGGTCAGATTTATGCTGATGGTAAAACAAGTTATGGACCAGCAGTTGAGAAAAATCCATATGATAAGAATGATGCTGACACAAAACCTTTAAATGCAGCGTTTCAAGCAGTATTAAATAATCAAGGACTAAGTGTTGACTATGTAAGAGGACATAGTCAAAGTAACGCAAGAAGAGAATCACCAAGTAAAGTATTTGGTATTACAACACGACAAGGACATACGCTTACATTAGATGACGGCGATGATAAAAATTCCAGTAATAATATTAGACTGAGAACCAAAGGTGGAGCTCAAATATTAATGGACGACAGTAATGGATTTGTTTTTGTTACAACACAGAACGGAGATGCTTGGATTGAAATGGACTCCGCTGGACATATTGATGTTTACAGTAAGGCTGGAATAAGTATGCACACTGAAGGTGATTATAATGTACACGCAAAAGGCAGTATTAATATGGAAGCCGAAATGGGTGTTAATATAAAAAGCACAGGTGGGGATGGAATAAAATTAGAAACAAGTGTAGGCGGCATTGATGTACATAGTGCATTAGATATAAAAGTACATGCAGAAAATTATCATCTAAATGCTGTTGGAAACCTCATTATGGTTGGCACACAAATAGATATGAATGGCCCAGCGGCTACAGCTCCAACAAAGATAACAGTACAAAACCAAACTACAAATACCAGTGTACTAAAAAGTGCAGCAAGCAGAGTACCAGAACACCACCCATGGCTTGGTGCTGTTGGTGTAGAAGAAACAGCTACAACCGGTAAAGGGAATACAGCATAATGCCTATTTTTAAATTACAAGCAACTGTAGATTCTACTAACTTAATTGATTACGGATTATTTACTGTAATGGATAAAACTACAGTTGATACATTAATTAATTTAAATGAGTTAGAAGCAAGTGATAAACTTCTTAATCTTAAAGTTAGAACAATATTATGGTCAGGCTATAACAGAAAAGGAACAATTGGATATGGAAACATTGACAGTACTAACCTTAGTGGAATAGGACTTACTGAAGTACATGCATACACAGCATTTATTGAAAACTTCAAAGACAAAGAACGTAAATTTAAAAAGATATTTCCATTAACAACATTATCTCAATCACAGTATGATGCTATGTTAGATTTATATGTAGCAACCGGTTCTTTTAATTTTGTAGGCACTCCTAACAGACAATTTAATTTAACTGATTATATTAAAAATAGACAATGGGATTATATTGCAACTGCAATGACATTAGGTGGAGCTGATAGATTAAGCAGACAGGCTGATGCAAAAATATTAATGCTTGGAGACTATGGAGTATACAAACTTAGATCACTTATTAAAGAACAAGGGATACAAACACTTGTAAAAGAATACTCAGCAGGACAATTAACAACAGTGCAAACAAAACAGGCAGAATATATTTATTATGCAGAAACAAAAAGATTCTTGCCTAACATGACTGAAAATAGAAAACGAACTATAGTCACTCAATTATCTTAATAAATACTTTATAATTACAAGGAAAAGAAACTTGAACAACAGTGTATTACTACTTAACGCTGACGGACAGCCATTATCAATATTACCTTTAAGCACTGTTAGTTGGCAAGATGCTGTCAAGGCTGTCTTTCAACAAAAAGTGCGTGTAATCAGAAGTTATGACGGCGTGTACCTACGTTCTGAATCACTTACTATACCATGCCCTAGCATAATCATGCTAAACACATATCACAAGCAACCAATTAAAGCAAAATACTCGAGACGGAATCTATACCTACGAGATAATCATTGCTGTCAGTATTGCGGTAATCAGTTTAGTTATGCTGACTTAACCATCGATCATGTGATTCCTAAGTCACATGGTGGCAGGCTTACGTGGGAAAACACCGTAAGTGCATGCGGACCTTGCAATGTTAAGAAAGGTGATAAGCTATCTAAGCCTATTAATGTACCCACAGTTCCAAGCTGGCACAAGATAAACTACTCTGAAAAGACACATCAAATAACAATTCCATGCCCATTCTGGCAAGATTACATAAAATGGCCCGAAGATAAGCTAATTCTTCAATCATAATATACCTACTTATCTTTTTGCATAAATAGTTGTATGAGTAATATAATCGGATACACCACAATAAATTCGCCTTTCAGTAGTAAAAGTCTGTCAGGCATAGAACTAGCTAAACAAGATCTACTAAACCACTTTAAAATCCGTAAAGGAGAGAAGTGGACAGATCCAGAGTTTGGCTGTGACTTACACCTATACGTCTTTGAACCATTGGATCAAGCTACAATTGATTCAATTGACGAAGAGGTATATAATGTAATATCATATGATCCGCGATTTGAAGTAAACGAATCAAGTATTACAGTTAAGCAAGATAAACATAGTGTTACAGTAAATGTAAAGCTAACTTACTTACCAACAACAACTGCAACAGAGTTGCAGATTAAGTTCGACAATGAATTCGAACAAGACGCAGAGTTATAATTATGGCACAGAAATCAAGACAAAATAAATTATTTGCGGCAGAGGACTTTACAGTTGTATACGAATCATATATTAATGCAAATTTTCAAGCATTTGATTATGATACTATTAGAACTGCAATGGTTGAGTATGTCCGTAACAACTATCCAGAGAACTACAATGACTGGGTAGAATCAGCTGAATTTGTTTCACTACTAGACGTAGTAGCACAGTTTGGACACAACTTAGCATATCGAGTAGATATTAATGCTAGGAACAATTTTTTAAGCACATCCAGAAGAAAAGAATCAGTTTATAAATTAGCTGAGTTCTTAGGATATCAACCACGACGTAACGTGCCAGCGTACGGTGAGATGAAAATTACAAGTATTAAAACAAACGAGTCTATTATAGGTAGTGCAGGTGTTAGCTTAGGCGGCACTGACATTCTATATGAAGTAAGTAACAATGTAAATAACTTAGACGATTTTATTACAATTGTTAATGCAGTCATGGAGAACAGCAACCAGTATGGTAGTCCAAAAACATCAGCAGTAATTAATAATGTGTCAGCAGATTTTTACGATCTTAATAATACTCCAAATCAAATTAAATATGATATAAAAGGTACAGTGAATGGTGTTTCATCTGATTATAATATTATAAGCAGTGAATACGACAGCAAACTATTATCGTTTGCAGAGAAGTCGCCAGACCCTATTGGAAGTTTAGGAATATATTTTAAAAATGACGGCAAGGGAATTAACAGTGCTAACACAGGTTTTTACTTTGGTGTTAAGCAGGGTGTATTAGGTTATCAAGACTTTTCAATTGACACTCCAATTGATAATTTATCATTAGACGTAAGTGCGGCAAATGTAAACAATTCAGACATATGGGTACAGAACATTAACAGCACGGGCAACGTTATTAAGAATTGGAAAAAAGTTACAGATGTTAACAGTAATGTAATTTACAATGATTTAAAAGCAGGTGAGAGAGATGTGTTTAGTGTAAAAACTAGAACAGGCAATAAAGTATCAATCATGTTTGCAGACAAAGTGTTTGGTAACATTCCAAGAGATACTATCAGAGTTTGGTACAGAACAAGTGCAGACAGTACACATGTTGTTAGACCAGACGACTTGTCAAGCCAGCGTATACAAGTAAAATATACAGGCGCAGATGGCAACATATATACTGCAATATTTAAAATACAATTGATGCAATCAATTACAAATGCAAGCTCAAGCGAAACTATAAACGAAATTAAAGAAAACGCTCCAAAGAATTATGCTAGTCAAGATAGAATGATTACTGGTGCTGACTATAATACTTTGCTAGGAAATAGCAACGGTGCTATATTGAAAATTAAAAGCGTTAACAGAACATTTAGCGGACACAGTAGATATTCAAAATTTATGGATCCTACTGGAACATACAGCAACTTATACTTGTCAGGCAAGGATGCAACATTATACAGAGACAACAAACTGGTTTCAGTTTCAGCTGCAACAAATGACACAGAACAAGTAATATACGAAAAGTATGTTAAGAATATATTAGACAATGATGAATTTGTAAACTTATATTATATAGGGTATGCAGATGCGTTTGCTTCGTTAAGAACAGACAGTAGCCCAGCTTATATAGAGAATTCATTTAAATGGAACAACCCAAGCACAACTCCATCTGGAGTACTAACCGGTTATATAACAAATACATCAGTTATTCAACGTGTAGGATCGACAGTTGATACATATATGCAATACATTACACCTGGTGCAATGATTAAATTTGCACCAGCAGTAACAGCTTCTGGTAATTTTGTTGTAGGTGAAACATACAGAATTGCAACAGTAGGTACAACAGATTTTACAGCAATTGGTGCTAGTGCAAACACAGTAGGCACTAGATTTGTTGCAACAGATACAGGTTCGTTAGCAGATACAGGTACAGCAAGATCAGCACTAACTAAGTGGGCTAAGGTAGTAAGCGTATCATCAAATGGACTTGGTATAGAAGGCACAGGCGCACAAGCCGGTCAACCGACTGGGCTACGTGCTAACGGTACTGGTGCTATTATGCTTGATACTGAAATTCCAAAGAACTTTGAACTTAGTATTGTATATCCTGCATTAGCTAGAAAATTTGTTTCTAGAGAAAGAGATGTATTCTTATCATATTTAAAAGCAAAAAGATCATTTACTACATATTATAATTTTAAAACTAGAAGTTGGTCAATTGACACAGCTCCAGATCCATTTGTAGTTTTCTTACCAACTGCTTCAGAATCTCTTGTAGCTGGTATAGACTATATTATAGAAACATTAGGTACAACTGCATGGAGCGATGCAGGTTGGGTAGCTGGTAACGGCGCCACAGGTAATAACGGAACAGTGCCGCGTATTGGTGATAAAATTCTAGCAGCAGCAACAAGTTCGGCAGTTGGAACAGGTACTGCTAAGAAATCATTCCCAACACAGTTTGGCAATAATAAAGAGAGTTGGACAGTTTACTTTAATTACACAGGTGCAAACTATGATGTTTATTTAAGAACAATGAGACTTAATTTTAGCAGTGATTCGGTAAAATTAGGAAACATTACAAATGAATTAGAAATTGGAACGTACACTAAAAAAGCAAAACGTGATACAATTGGATTACTGGGTCAATTAGTTAACGGTGATATTGTTTCTAAGGGCGCATATTATGTATATGGGTTTGAAACTACTGATGCAACTAATTATAGACTTTCATTAATTGATGGCAACGCAGATAGCAGGCCAGACAATCCAGATGTATTTAAAGACACAGTAGGACAGACTACTATTGACTTAGCAAGCAAAACATATGGCGGCCAGTCAAATTTAAACTTTGAATGGGAACATATTGCTGCAGAAAACCAAGTTGTTGATCCTAGCTTTACAAACATTATTGATGTGTTTGCTTTATCAAAATCATATGACACAGCATATAAGAATTATCTAAACGAAACAATTACAACAGAACCACTACCGCCAACCAGTTACGAATTAGGCACACAGTTTACAAGTGTACTTGAAAAGAAAGCAGTAAGTGATACAGTTGTATTTAAATCAGTTAAGTACAAGCCAATGTTTGGTTCTATAGCAGAGCCTCATCTCAGAGCAAGATTTAGAATAATTAAATTATTTGGTGCTACTATTACAGACAGTGATTTAAAAACAAAAGTAGTTGCAGCAATTAACACTTTCTTTGATTCAAGTAATTGGGACTTTGGAGAAACATTTTACTTTACAGAGCTTGCAGCATACGTGCATGCACAGCTTGCAGGGTCATTAAGTAGTTTTGTTATTGTACCACAGGGCACAGGCAGTGTGTTTGGCGACTTGTTTGAGTATACTCCAAATACAGACGAACTTATTATACCAGATGTAGACACGGGTGATATTGATATCATCACAAATATTACCGACGCAAATATAAGAGCAGGATCATAATATGAAAAAGAAGGCAGGACAACCTCCAGTTAATAATATAAAAACTAGTAATTTTTTACCAAGTGTTTTTCAAACACCTCTTAATAAAAATTGGCTAGACAGTACAATGGATCAAATGGTTTCAAAAGGACCACTTGAAAATATAAACGGATACATTGGAAACAGAGGCGGAAGAGATGCAACATCAACTGATGATTACATTGATCCTAAATTTCATAAAGCGTTAAGAAAGAAAAACCAATTACAACCTGGTGCTATTTCGTATGACAACAGCGGCAACTTAACTAACGCAATTACATTTGATGATGTTGCACATTCTATTAATGAAAACTTTGCTACATATAATTACAATGCAGCATACGGAGCCGGCTTACTTAGTTATACTCCACCAATTAATATTGATAAACTTGTAAACTACCAAAACTATCGTTGGGTAGAAGAGTTGCCTATATACGAAAGTATATGGACAGGTGCTGAGCAAAACTCAGTTACCATTGCAGAAACCACTTCAGTAATAACAGATGACAATAATACTATTAACATTGAAGAAGGCATGCTTATTAAATTTACTGGCAGTGGACAACATGCTGATATAGCAG